TTTTTTCTTAGCTGTGGCGCTCAAATCACCAAAATGATACAGTCTTTTGCTAGTTTTACCGTGGGTCTTTCCAGAATGAACCTGACCATTTGGCATCTTATGCATGCCACCTTTATGCTCAGTGCCATCCCGAAAGTAATGCTTAACGCCCTTTACCATTATTTTTTCTTGCCGCCCTTTTTCTTGCCGTACTTCATGCTAATCTCCTTTTTTACAAACTCATATCACATTACGCAATCCCACGCAAATTCCTTCTTAACTCACCACGCCAAGAAGTCATAGGACCAGACAGCGCCATCGCCGCATCTGACGCCATTGTCAAACAAATCGCGTCAGCTAAATCAGGAGACTTTAATCCCCTGCGCCTCATCTGATCCTTGCTCTCAGCAGCCATCTTTCCAGACGATGAAAAAGAATACCTTATACCCGTCAAATCCGCCAACAACGCATCATCATTAGGCAACTTACAACTCCGATCCTCTAACCACGCCTTTGTCTTAAACCATAATTCAGTTCTGAGGTTGTTATAAGTCCCACCCATCGAAGGGCTCTCTGCCACGTTCACACCCCGAACAGGAGCGCCCAACTCCCTCATCCGATCAACAACCCCAGAACCTATACCAATACTATCCACAAGTATCTCAGACGGCCTGGAACTAGGAGCCAAAGCCTCATACTCTGCCATCACACGACCAACTGTCTGCATCAAATCCAACCCACGCCACGACTTAATCTCAGTCACAACAGAACCCACACGCTTGCAAAAAGCCGTGCGGTCTGTGCCGAACCGAGCAGGATCAAGAGACCAGACAGGCGCTCGATCCTTGTCAATATCAATCTGCCTGTTCATCGCAGCATCTACGAGGTGAAAAGGAATAATCGTGTCATCATCAGCTAATGGAAACTCACCGAGAACTCTGATCCTAAAGGCATTGCTCTCTTCGCCATACCTCTCCCTCATCTCATCAACGAACTCATCAGAAACAAGAGGACTTTCAACGCAGCTCCACCGCCTCGTCCACCAACTGTCAGACATTCTATTCTGGCTCTCATAAAACGTGCCAACTGACCTCGTAGGGTTCGACAAAAGGATTGTCGTGGCATTATGACCAGACATGGAACCAGCAGCCGCCTCAAATACCTTCTCAGGCACGCCAGACGCCTCGTCCACAACCAAAAGAACATTTTCCGAATGTACCCCTGCCAATGCCTCTGGGGTCTCTGCACGGCTTGTACGAGCAGATATAAACATCTCAGACGGTGCGGCGGCTAACTCAACACGATCAGATTTGACCGTCAGTAAACCCTGAACAGGCTTTGGAAGCTCTCCGATCCACCGTTTTAGCTCCGCAAAAAGTGCGTCAAAAAGCTGCCCACTCGTAGGGGCTGTGACGACAACCTTATTAGGAAACCGCATAAGCAGATACCACAGCATCGCCCAACTTGCGCTCGTAGACTTTCCCGTACCGTGCCCAGACCTTATGCTGATTTTACGCTCATTGTCAGCAATAGCCTCCAGAAACTCCGCCTGATAATCCAAAGGCTCCGCACCTAAAACCTCCCTGACAAACAATACAGGGTCATACGCATATTTTCGCGTAAACTCCTCAAATGGATTAGCCTCTTCACTCATGCTCAATTACCTTCATATGCCGAGCCATATCCTCAACCTCAATATTCTTGCGCTCAGTGCTAATCTTACGCAAAGCATCTAAATGTAAATCACCCAAGTTTAAAGTTATTTCAGTCTTTGGTCCCGATCCATAACGATCCCTATTCCATCCAGCCGCCAAAGCCTTACGCATATTGATCTGCTCACGCACTGCGGCGATCTGCTGTTGCGTACTGGCCTCGCCCAATGCGTCTACTTTCGATAAACCATCTTCCATTAATGCGTCTGCGGCCTCTGGTAAGGCACGATCCATTGCACGAGCATACTCAGGGTTCTCTCTGAGAGCTCTACTAAGGTAGGACCGACTGCAACCAAAGTCCTCGGCTGCCCAGGCTGTAATTGTTTTGCCAGACGCCATAATCTCATAGATATAATCCGAACCGCCCTTATCAGCGACTTCTTTGAGGATTTTACGCTTTAATGCTTTTCCTGCCATGTCTACTCCGATTTTTTTAAATTTTAGGACGTATAGGCAGTTTTGGCAATAGGCATGGGGGGTGGGGTGGCAGCCGTGTCTGCGTTTTTCTACACACACACACCCCCTACCTAAAAAAGTTGGGGGGGGTCTGGAAGCGTCTATTTCGCATAATACGTATTATGTTAATTTTATTATTCAATGTAATCAATGACTTAGCTAAAACTGCCTCAGAACTTGTACAAAAGCGACACTAATATTGCCCATAATTCTGGCTTATGTTACGCGCATGTGCGTCTGCGCTGCTTCGCGCCGATGTGTCATAGCGCATTAATGAAAGACATCGAAAGTCTCTGGGTTCTGCATAAACTCTCGCATTGCTTCACTAAGAGCTACACCCAAAAGTTTCTTATCAACTCCACTATGCAAACGATCAACAATAAACATTATTACATTCGCTGTTTCTTCGTGCAGCTCATCTTCTTCAACTTCAGTAAGATCAATAATGTAAGTGTCCATAAATAATATATGAATAAAAAAAAGCTCGGCGTCAACGTAATGCATTGAAGCGCCGAGCAGTCGAGCAGTGTAAGTTAGTGACAGACGGAAATGAATACTGCACTAACAACTGCAACCTATCAAAATGGTATTGGATCGTCAAAGGATTTGCCCTGCAAGTCAACTACTTCAGCGCCTGGAAAACTTTCCTTTACCGACTTTTCAAACAGCCCTAGCTTATTCTCTCTGAGAAGCCTGTAAGCCAGTACGACTTCCCTAATTGTCAGGAGCTCTAAATCTGGCCTATCTTTTTTAATCTTCTGCCAACTCCGCCCGTCTTTCATAATCGCAAAAGGTTTATCATCTATCTCGAACTCCCAAACATCCTCAGAAGCTCTCTGAGCGCCATTACGTTCTGCCTCGGCATCCATAGCAACCCAACCTCTTAGAACAACTTCTGCCCTGACTTTACATTCTTCTGGATCGTTTGCATCAATCGCGGCATTCATCTTTGCCATAGCTGATCCAAACTTCATGGCAGTCTCGACACTCACCAACTCAGGCAGCACATCAATTCCCCACTTCTCTTCCATCTCTCTTGCCTTCTGGTCAGTCGGAGCGATTGCATAGTCACAAACGATCTGATCTTTAGTCTGCCCCGAATGCAATATCCGATCAGCCTTCTTTTGTCGCTTTGGTCTTCGAGGTCGCACATTCATCTTATTCATCACCGATTTCTCCACAGTTATTTCACCACACTTTCATCTAATCCACAGTTACCACCACAGTTGTATATATATATACAACTACTGTGGTGGAACTATTCGTGGCCTTTTTCTCCACACTTCCACACTTCTTCCACACTTATTGAAAAACAACTGTGGAACTGTGGAAACTGCTAAAATCATCCTGTACATTCCCCATCGTCTGCCTGGCATAAAAAGGCTTCGTTATCGAATATCCAGTCGCCTTGACTGCTAACAAAACTGCCTAACTTTTCATAAGTTCTAGATTTATGGAACTTACCTTTTGTCTGCTCTTCCATATCTGCCCACCATTGCATTCTTTCTGGCTGCTCACGCCACATGGCTGCTAGTGTTGCCTCTGATTTTAAAAAGCATCCATCGCAATTACCGCCGCCTTTCATTACAAGCAGATCAAACGTCTGCTCTTTCCAAAACTGATTTACATCTTGAACAGCTACTTGTGCATTATTGAGAGGAAACCAGTTTTGCCATCTTTTATCTTTTGATGGTTTAACACGTCTGCTTTCATCTGCTCGAATGCCAACTGTATTCGTCCATTGTTTCCAACCTAAACTCACGAGGTATCTTTTTATTGTCAGTACTTTTAATTCTTGGGTGCAATATCTTTGTGCTTGATTAGGCAGATAATTGCTTTTCGTATTGATTAGCTGTTCAAACGGTTTGCCATTACGACTTGCTGAGTTGTGGCTAACGATTTCAAACTTTGGTTTTGGTTTTATATACTCCAACCAAATAATCTGCACATTCCACCTGTCTGCACATTCTTGCACAAAATCTAGCGTTTCTGGCATTTCTCTACCTGTATTGGCAAAGACAACCTTTGCTCTGTCTGGCAGACCTTGATTTGCTT